TAAACGAATCTCCGTTCGATCTGGAGATATTTCATCAATTCGTAAATATTGTTCATCATATGACCCAATTAAATCCTTAAGGAAATTAACTACAATACGAAAATTTCCAGATGTTAATTTTAATTTTGCAAATTCATTGTATAAATCTATTGCTAACGGTCGTCCTGGGAATTGTACAGTACTTCTATCTTTATTTTTGTATTGTGGTATTTTTGAATTCAATTGAACTTGATGATTACCGGTAATCCAACTATCACCTGCGTATGCATGTAGCTCAATTTTAACATTTGAAGCTTGTGAACTTAATTCCGGTACTTGAACAACACGCGTATCTTGACCATAACTAAAAAAATTAGTTTTAGCTTTAGAAATACGCTCTCCAGAAACTGATTCATTTGCGGAATTAATTTGTTCGATATTTTTGTATTGCATTAACATTTATGATACCCATTTTTGATTTGTTGCATCCCATGTATAACGAATTGATAGGCCGCCCGAATTTAAAAATTTCTCCTGGCCAGCAAATTCACCTGCAATACCAAAGGGTTCATATAGATTAATTGTTGCCACAGTAGTTGTTGTAGTTGTAGTTGCGATATTAGTTTCAGGAATTGTAGCTCCATTTTCTAAAACTAAATTATAACTCGAACCTAAATTTCTTTTTGCAATAAGTGTATTTGCGTTATTATATAATACATTATCAGGTGTCAGATTATAAATACCAGCATTCCCGATTGTATTTTGTGCTGACCATCCGAATATTCCCGATGTTGTTGGGATATCAACTGGTTCAATGGTCCAATATGAATTTTCCGGTAAGGTCCAACACGGATTTCCAGCTTTAGCTTCTATATAATATGTATCACCAACTTGTATGTCTATTGCATCTACAAAATATTCTAACATTAATACAGGATACACATTTGATGCAAATCCATTAGGATTAGTAGAAGTCCCCGGGTCGCCACTTGTATTTGCTTCTGTATAAATAACAATTGGCTCAAATTCTCTATAAAACTTAGGATTTTTTCGACTCAATCGCAGTGATATACCAGTTCTTAAATTTTCCGAATTTGCTACATATTGTGTATTGATAACAAATCGTAGTGTTTGATTTTTTTCTCGCAACGTTGATAATACTTCTTTAGAAATAGTATAACCATTAACAACTGGTTGACTGCCTCCAGCAAATTGCAATTGTTTATATCCTTGATCTGTTATACCACTTTCTTCGCCATAATACCAACCACTAGCATATGATGTATTTATTTTTACTACATTAATGGGTTGACCTTGTTCGTCTACTGGTACTGGTATTTTTAATTCCGTTGTTATAAAATCATTATCTAAATTAAAATCTATATCTAAATTAAAATCTATATTATTTGAAGTAATTTCAGTTGGAAATGAATAATATTGAAATCTAGTATTCAATACACGCAATACTGATTTTGTTGATATTTGTTCTGCAGATGAATCAATAATCAATAAAGGATTGTTTGTTGAATTTTCATGCAACATAATATTACCTGCATCATCTCTTGGTATAATTGCGGTATTATTTGAAATATAATTTAAACCTTGTTTTGAATAACGAGCTTGTTGTGCAGCAGTAACTGGATCCAGTAATCGTTCTTTCATTACTGCTTGATTACTTATAGTTTGCACTTCGTTTTTTTCAGCCATTATCTAACCACTTTAAAATATATTTGATCACTCACATACTTTTGCATAAATCCGTCTACAATTTTTAATTCTAAACGATAATAACGCTCTGGCATAAAACCGTTCATATCAACGTAAACATAATTGCTTGTAGCATCACAATTCACTTTAGTATAAATATTATCATACGGAATTATAGCTTCGTCAGTTAGTGCATCATACACAGCATAATAAGTAGTAGCTGGCAAATATTTTATTGTTTCGATAGGAAATAAATTAGTAGGCGATTTTTGTGGATACTTATCGCGTGCATATATTCTTATTTTAGCAATTTCTGTATCTTTATATTGTGGTTTCGTTTGTGTATAAACAACATATGAATCTAAATTTGCCGATGTTAATGATCCCGTAATAAATGAGCCAGTATCAAAATACATTGTTAGTTTAGGCACATAAATTGTATGCGTATCTCTACTAAAATAACGAATATATCCTTGAACGGTTGAATCTAATTCATCTTCATCTGAAAATTGTATCAAGAATCCGTAATTAGGAATTGAAGCGCCGCTACTTCCACTTATCCATATTTTTATAGCATCAGTGACATCCATATTGATATCAGTTGTTCTATAAGAAAATGATTCAGATGAAATTAAACCTAAAGAAGAACTTCCTTGTGCAATTGAACCAGACTGATACATCCAGTTACCACCGGCCCCAGATCCTGACAATCTCAATGTACTAGTTCCGATTTGCGGACCTAATTGAGCAGCACTACCAGATTGCCAATTTGAACCACTTGCAGATCCACTCCATGATGCACCATCGGTAGTTAAACTAGATAAATAACCCGTTCCATTAACCCAATCTTGTGCTGCTAGTTTTGCATATATTGTATAATCTGAAGGTAAATTTTTTGCATGAGATGTATATAAATTTAAAACAAATTTACATTCATTAATTGTTTTTCCATATGTAGATAATACCGAAGTAATTTCATTCATATCAAATCTAACAATGCCGCGAGACTTAAGTAACGTCGACCCATCTGTGCCATAACGTTTTCCTATTTCAATTATTTCATCTAATCCAGTATTATAATCTGGATATGATTCATATAATGTAGTATCTTTGTCTGCATAAAATATTCTAAACATTGCTTCCCTTATTGATTAACAACTCGACCTTTTATATCTCTGTTTAAGAATTTAACTTCAAATATACTAGGATCTAATGATGGATAAATAACACCATTTCGAGTAGCTGTAGTTAAATCATATGTATTTCCAGAATATCCAAAGTCAGTGTCATATAAATTTGTTAATGATACACCCACAACTGATTGTACTCCTTTAACATTAGCTAATGTAGTATTTATATCAGATTTAATAATCGGTTGATTTATTTGCCATTTATCAACATTAAAGAATGATCTTAATGCATCAATACATTTTAATAAAACTTCATTGCTATTATAATTTGGCAATACTGAAATTTCAAAATTAACACCGATATTAATAATGAATGCATCTTTTATATTTATTGCATCTGTTAATATTCGATAGTAATTCAAATATGTTTTTAAATTTTCTTTAATTGCTTGATTCAATGTTGTTAATTGTTTTAAATCATTGAAACCTAAAACATACATATTCATTGCTAACGGATTAGCAACCGTTGTATCTTGATATCCTTGTTGCGAAATCTGGTCATCGGGAACAATATATGCTTTTGCAACGCTACCATATTTAGATGGCATTGAATATGCACGAATGATATAATCTTCTCTTGTTACGAGTCTGTTTTGTGTTGCAAAATTAGCTAATGCATTATTTTTAATATCTTGTAATGTGTCTGCAGTTTTTGCACCAGCTGCTGGAGCAGCATTATTAACAGCTAACGTTGATTTTACAAAGTTAACTAATGGCGCACTATTAGATGTATTAACGTTATCATTATATTGGACAAAATTTATGTTAGTTAATAAATTTGCAGCAACGTTATCAGAAATGCCATTGCCAACAGTATATGTAACTGTTAATGTAGTATTTGCAGGTGCTTGTCCGTATGTTCTAGTATATAAAAAATTAGAAGGATCAATATCAACATCTACTGCTCGTCTAAATCCAGCAAGTCCATTTCCTACATTGTCTGGGTTTGGAATTATTTCTTCATCATTATTATCTGATATTCCGGCGCCGAATTGTATTTCTAAACGATTATCACTTCTTAAACGTGTTACAAAACGTTTAGCAGTTTTCTTCATTTTTAACAAACTAGGACTAGAAGAACGATATTGATATAAGTCCGGATCATTTTCTAATAAGTTAGGAACATTCTCAAAAATAGTATCTTGTGCTAAATATGGAACTTCATACCAATTATCGCCATCTGATTCCGTTACAGAAATTATTTCAATAATATTAGTATCAGGTAATAAAATTTTATCATATGGTACAGGTGTAGTAAAACTGAATGTTGCTGTTTTAACATCACCTGATACTGCTTTTACTTGTTTTTTTAACAAATAATATGTTGGTAATTTTGTAGTAGGATCTGATTCATAAATAGTTACTTCAGTTGTATCTATAGATGATGAAAAATTAAAATCTACACTATCCAATGTTCTAAATACAGCCGGACCGTTATTTTGTTTAACACGCAAACCTGGTTTAATTGATAATGCGTAGTTAAAATCTGGTGCCACTGATGAACCTGATCCAATTGATGGTACTAATTGAAATACATCTAATGCTACATATGCAGGTACAACATTATTTGGATTATATCCTAATGATTTTGCAATATCATATATATTAGAACGTTCTGATGCTTGTTCTAATAAAGATTCTTTTAAATTAGTATCAGAATAATATGATAATACATCTCCTACATAAGATGCTAATTCTAAAAATATCATTCCTGGAGCAGATTCGTTAAAATCCGTATATGTATCCGGGAAATACTGTTTAGTAAAATCAATAAGGCCTTTTCTAAATTGGCCAAAATCTTTTCCTAAATACGTAACGTCTTTTTTTGTTTCCATGCTCTTATTGTATTGTTAAGTTAGTATTATCTACAAATATTACAATTGTATTTAAATTATTAGGATCTTCTGCTGGTAAAATCTGAAATGAAATCTTTATTTTTACCTCACAATTCAACGTAGGATCATCTTCCGTAGTAGTTGTTTGTATATCAACTATAGAAATTTGCGGCAACCAATATGATACTGCATCCGTAATAGTTTCGCTAACTTGTTCTTTTAAATGTGATGTATTAGGTTCGAATATTAATGCTGGTAAATTAGTGCCAAAATTATAATGATAAAAACGTTCGCCTTTATATGTTAAAAGTAAATTTTTTAAATTACTAATTAATTGTTCTTTAGTAGTATATGTACCTGGCATTAATCCCGCACGACCATTGAATGGGAATTGTACTCCAATTCCTATATTAGATTG